GAACAAACTCAACTGGGCTTGTAATCTATAATCCTAAAAATCTAGCAGATAGAATAAAAGGAATGAAGAATAAGAGAGTTAAAACTAAAGCAGAAAAGATTGCAGAAAGAATGGCATATATGCAACAATCAGAGGTTGTAAATTAATTTTTTCTAACTATTGACAATCTGGGAGTAATAGTATATACTCCCAGATATAACAGAAAGGAAAAATGACAAATAAAGTAGATATAAACAACATACCAGATAATTTTGTCGTAACTTATTTTGCTAAAAAGCATAATAAGATTATTACAAGAAATGGTAGTTGGTTAAAACCAAACACAGATACAGTAGGCAAAGCATTCATTTCCAAAAATGGAATTGTTTGTTTTATCTATTGGGATAATGACGCAACTCCAGATGAAAAGGGCAATCAATGGAGAATGGCTAAAAATCCAATGACAATTAAAGCAACTCAAACAATAGAAGGATAATATGACAAAAAAAATATGGCTAGTAATTGAAAGAACAAACTATGGCGAGAATAGCGATAGTTATTCAATTACAAAAGAGGCGAACACAATAGAACAAGCAACAACATTTAAAGTGCATTTAGACGCTTTGAATGACAGAAAAAATAGAACTTACTTTATAGTAAGTGATATTTCTACTATTATAGAGAAGGTAGTTTATCATCATAATAAAGCAGTTGATGAAAAACCTTTAATATTAAAAGATGAAGTGAAAGACACTTCATCAGAAGTGCCATTTTAATATGATAGATTACAATTTAGTCCTATACTTCGGTATAGGGCTAATTGTTTTTGGCTTTGTTTTATTTCTTGTTTCAATTCATTTTGAAAGACAAGCAGAAATAAAACTTTTTAAACTGGAACAATTAAACAAATCTTTTGAAAGAAATAAAAATGATAACATTAACTGAAATGGAAAAACAAATAGTTAAAGCAATAAGAGAAGATTCCAAACTCCCTTTTGCAACTGATGTTGGGCATAAAGTTTTAATTAAGTTAGTTAAAAAACTATTCAATGAATATAGGGAAGAAATTAAATTTACCAATGCAACAGTTCTTGGTTTGATAAAGGCTAATAAATGAGTGATTATAATTGGTGTCATAATCCTGATTGCCATAAGATTGAAACGCAATCAAGGGTTCGTGGTTCAGGAGACAATAAAGTTTTAAGAACTGTTAAGATTAAAATTGATAGCCATTGGAGAGGTCAATCAATCTTTAATTACTTTTGTAATAACAGTTGCTTGTTTCAATTCTTACACAAGTTTAGACAAGAGGTTGCTAACTTAAGACCAGTTAAAGAACCAAGTGAAACTCCAATCAAAGTTGAGAAAACAAAATCACAAGAGTATAGACATCAATGGAGTAATGGCGAGAGCAACCGAGTACCATACACATCAACAAGAACATCAATCACATTAAAGAACTCGCAAGAGTAATAAAGCCATAAATATTAGGGGAGTAATATCCCCTAGTATTACTCGTTATAAATGTATGCAGTAATTGCATATACCACAGATAGTGTGTCAAGTATTAATCCCACATAATCCCACGCATAATGTCGCAGGCAAACATGCAACACCTGTTGCAAAAATGTCACCTTTTTTTGGGCGGGCCCACCCCATTTTTATAGAGGTACCACGGGCGGGCCCACCCTGATCGGGGAAAAGGGAGGGCCCACCCTTTTAAATAAAAAAGGGGTCCCAACCTTACCCTTTATTGATTAATACAGACGGTTAAGGTATAACTTTTCAAAACATATTTGAGATATGCAAGATACACAAAATATTACAAAAAATTTAGAGGGATTGACCCCAGAAGAAAGTGCTAAATTAGTAGAACTTGAAAGAAGCGTAGCATTGGATGACGCTAAACCAAATATTACAAAAAATTTTTTAAGTTTTGTTAAGTACGTTTGGCCTGAATTTATAGAGGGGTCCCACCATAGAATTATTAATAAAAAATTTAATGATCTCGCTAACGGGAAAATTAAACGACTAATCATTAACATGCCGCCAAGACACACAAAGTCGGAGTTTGCCTCGTACCTGCTCCCTGCATGGATGATCGGGAACAACCCAAAATTGAAAATAATCCAAGCAACTCACACAGCCGATCTTGCAATTGACTTTGGACGTAAGACTAAAAACTTAGTTGATGAAAAGAATTACCAGGAACTGTTTACCACTAGACTTCAAGAAGATAGTCAGGCAGCAGGGAAATGGAAAACCGAACAAGGTGGAGAATACTTTGCAGCTGGTGTTGGCGGAGCGATCACTGGAAGGGGTGCTAATCTATTAATCATTGATGATCCGCATAAAGAACAAGATTTAAAAGGAGATGGAAAAGCTTTTGAGAAAGCAATGACTTGGTATACAGCTGGTCCCCGACAAAGGCTTCAACCTGGTGGATCAATTGTAATCGTTATGACTAGATGGTCTACAAAAGATCTAACCGGTCAATTATTAAAAGCTCAAACTGAAGATGGTTCCGATCAATGGGAAGTTGTGGAATTACCCGCGTTACTTCCTAATGGAAAACCTGTTTGGCCTGAATACTGGAAAGAGGAAGAACTTCTTAAAACAAAAGCCTCGATCCCCGTTTCCAACTGGTTGGCCCAATATATGCAATCCCCGACAGCAGAAGAAGGGGCTCTTTTAAAACGAGAATGGTGGAGAGATTACGAAGAACAATACCCACCTAAATTAGACTATATTGTAATGTCTATGGATACAGCATTTACAAAATCAACGACAGCCGACTATAGCGCCATAACCATGTGGGGCGTCTATACAACCGAGGACCGGGGACAAAACATAATTTTACTGAACGCCTTTAAAGGCAGGTACGAGTTCCCTGAACTCCGGAGAGTGGCTCTGGAAGAATACAGAAACTGGAATCCTGACATGGTCATCATTGAAGCAAAAGCTTCAGGACTGCCTTTGACTCACGAGTTAAGGCAAATGGACATCCCAGTTATTAACTTTACTCCGAGCAAAGGAAATGATAAGCATACAAGAGTAAATTCCGTAGCTCCGCTTTTTGAAAGCGGAAAAATCTGGGCCCCGATGCATGAGCATTTTGCCCAGGAAGTAGTGGAAGAGTGCGCTTCTTTTCCATTCGGAGATCATGATGACTACGTCGATAGTACGACACAGGCCATTATGCGAATTAGACAGGGCGGTTTGGTTCGTCATCCTGAAGATTATAAAGATGAGCCTATTGTAAGAGGACAAGTAAAGTATTATGGCTAAAAAAGCATTAGTAGATTCAATTATAAAATTATACTCCAAACTAGGAGGCAATGTAGGAGAGGTCCTTGGTACCCGATCCAATGTTAGTTTCTTAGGAGTAGGTAAAAGTCCAGAAGGTTTCATAGACTCTACACTTAATATAGAAGCTGTAGGTAGTTTAGGTAAATCAAAAGTATTAGAAGAATTAAAAAGTTCTATCGGTTATTTAACGGCTGATAAGTTAAACGACGTTCAAGCAGGAAAGTTATACGAGAACATGTTAAAGCTCGATGAGTTTTATAACCCTAGACAAGTCGCAAACATCACGGACATGGCAACAGGGACCAGGGACTTAACAGAAGAAGGTTTAGGTGCTTTAAGACAAACTAGAAAAACAGATGATGATTTAAGAATTATAAAAGAAGAAGTTGCACCAGCAGAAACGGTTTCACCATTAATGAGTCGTGTTGAAGGTCAAATGGAAAATATTAAAGGTACTTCATCAAAACTAGATAATGCAATGAAAGAATATGAAAATATTTATAAACCTAGAGGAACAAATGAAATAGACGCTCTTGAAACTATGACAAAGAATAAAGCAGGGACAGAATTCATTACAGGTTATGTGGACGACCTTTATAGAAATTCAGGAGTTACGGCTTCTGTTGATGTGCCAAAGAAAAGAGCAGCAGCTAGAGAATTTTTATTTACTATGTTAAAAAAAGAAACAGATTTATTACCACCAGGTTCGGGTGGAACTTTAGAAAGCGTTATTAGTCCAACAGATTATAAATACATTACAGAAGGCGGCGGTGGTGCTTTAGGAGATCCATTGATTATAGTTAAGAAATATTTTGGTGATACTATTGCAAAAAGAATTCCATTAAACTCTGATAGAGTAGTGATAGAAGAATTTGTCGATAACGTTCGTTTCACAAAAGACAAAGCTGGATTTCCAACTGATGATCCAAGATTCAATCCTGATGACATTCCAGAATTCAAACATGGCGGACTAGCCCAGATCCTGGAGGTCTAATGACCGATAGAAACGTAATCTTAACTGTAACCAACAGAGACTTTAGTCAGTATGGTGCTCCTAGTTGGGCTAAGTTTAAAATTATTTTTAGAAAAGATTCTAATTACGAAGATTTTAAAGGAACTAAATTTTATAGAAGTGAAGAAGCTGCTAAAAACGCTTTAACTAAAAAAGATAAATTAATTGAAAAAACAAAATTAGCAAACCTTCAACCAAAAGAACCACCAAAAGCAGATAAGTTTTTAGTTAAAGTCGGTGAATCTACAAAAACAAATAATGTTATAAAACAAAAATTTAAAGAAGTAATAGGTAGCAGAAATCAACCCAGCACTTACAAACCAACTGGAGTAACAAAAGATTTATATAGAGCAGCCATTGTTGTTAATGATAAAACAGTTTTATCTACCGAGTTTGGAAAAGAAACAGATGCTATTAAAGCTGTAAAAGAATATAGAATAAAAAACCCAATTAAAAATCCACCACCTGATCTTAAAACTTTAGATGAACAAAAGAAGAAAAGATATTTAGATAAGCAAGCAAAGTCTACAGCTATTACAAAGAAAGGTGGATATTATTCAGGTCCTCATACAGGAACTACTAAAGCCCATTTAGGTCATACTGGAAATGTTTTTGGAATAGAGTTAATTACGGGAGATAGATTAGCTTATACTCCGGCAGAGATTAATCAAGCCATGTCTTCAGAAGGAAAGGGGCTTGATTCTAAAATTAGAAAAGTTTCTGAAAAAATAGAAAAGTTAAAAAAACAAAACTTACCACCGGCAAGGAAGAAAAAATTATTAGAACAGGCAGATGCTTTATTAGTTAGACTAGCTTCTCAATCACAAGGATTTAAAAAAGTTACATTGAGTGGCGCCTCAACTTTTGGAGGAGATAGATTAACTATAGATATGTTTGATGAATTTCCTGGCAAAACTGAAAGAGAGATTAACGAGTTTGTAAAAAAATGGAAAAACAAAAAAACTTGGAACACTGCAGAGGAATTTGAAAATATAAACAAAGCTAAATTTTTTGAAATAAATAGAAAAAACGCTTTAAAGGCGGCCGAGAAAATAGGTAAGACAGAACAAACAAGAGTTATATCAAACCTAAATTTTTTTGATGATGCAAGAGCAGATGCAGTAGCGGGCGGTCAAATTTGTAGTTTAGTTAGAGCTAAAGGAGCGACGGGTGGAACATTAACTTGTGTTGATGCTGTTGAAGAAGCAATACAAAAGGAACCAGAAAAATTAGCACAAAAAGCAAGTAGAATAGAAAAATTTAAAAACTCTGCAACAGGTTTTTTAAACTTTGTAAAACGTGGCGGTAAGTACGGTGCGATTGCAGCAGTTGGTGCAGCAGGTGCAGGTCTTGTTAAAACATTCATGAACGATGATCCAACAACTTATTTATCTAACGAAGATCAACAGAAAAATATGTTAATCTCTATGGTAACAAATCCAATTGATGAAACACCAGAAGAAAGTCCAGAAATTTTAGATTGGCAACTACCTACACTTGGTGCAGTGACTGCAGTAGGAATGGTTCCTGGAGGAGCAGAACTTTACAAAGCCCGAAGAGCAATTCGTCCAGATAAACTTATAGGACCTATGGAAAAAGGAGTGGGTCCAGTGCGAGCCGCTTTAGGATTAAAAGGTGTACTTGGAAAAGGTTTAGCAGCAACTGCAACACCATTAGGTTTAGCTGCATTAGAACCACTACATATTGCAGGTCAAATTGCACAAGGAGATTCTCCAACGGATATTGCAACTAATCCATGGAATTATTTAGGACCGACTTTTGCCTCAAGCTTAACAAAAGAAGCTACAAGATTTGCAAGTCCAACGGTGTCTAAAATTATGAGAATGGGTTTGAGTCCTACAGCATTAAGGGGATTATCGAGATTTGGTGGTTATGGTTTAGCTGCTTCATTAGGGATTCAAGGTCTTCAAAAATTTGATGACTGGAGAAACAAGAGGGGGTGGTTTAGTGAAGAATAAAACTCTTGTGATAAATATGCCACATGTAAAATGGAAGGAGATCCCACCTTTAAAGGGACCTGACTCACAGGGGTTGAATGTTCCTACAAAACAAGTTAAAACAATAGAGAACTCGGAGAATATAAATGGCAGACATAGACAAACCATTACCAAACGTAAATACTGAAATTAAAGTACCTGGCGAAGAAGAAGTCGAAGTTGCTCAAGAAGAAACTATTAAAGAGCAAGTTGGTCCTGATGATGTTGAAGTAACTCAAGAAGACGATGGTGGTGCAACAATTAATTTTGATCCAGAAGCGGTTAACCGACCTGGAGGAGAAGGCCATTTTGACAATTTAGCAGAATTATTACCCGACGATGTTTTAGGAAAACTAGGTTCTGAATTAGTAGGAAATTACGAACAATATAAATCTTCTAGAAAAGCGTGGGAAGATACTTACACAAAAGGTTTAGATCTTTTAGGATTTAAATATGAAAATCCAACTCAACCATTTCAAGGTGCTAGTGGTGCAACTCACCCAGTATTAGCAGAATCAGTTACACAGTTTCAAGCGCAAGCTTATAAAGAATTACTTCCAGCAACTGGTCCAGTACATACACAAATAATTGGACTTGCGGATAGAGCAAGAGAAGATCAGTCGCAAAGAGTTAAAGAATTCATGAACTATCAGCTCATGGATGTGATGAAAGAGTACGAACCCGAGTTCGACACAATGCTTTTTTATCTCCCTCTTAGTGGCTCTGCTTTTAAGAAAGTCTACTATGACGAGCTTTTAGGCAGAGCTGTTTCAAAATTTGTTCCAGCTGACGATTTAGTTGTACCATACACTGCTACATCTTTAGAAGATGCCGAAGCAGTTGTGCATGTAATTAAAATGTCAGAGAATGATGTAAGAAAAAAACAAGTAGCAGGTTTCTACATGGACGTAGATTTAACACCTGGTTACAATCAAGAAACAGAAGTAGAGAAAAAAGAAAGAGAACTTGAAGGAATTAAAAAAACTAGAGACGAAGATGTATTTTCTATTTTAGAAATACACACTGATTTAGATTTAGAAGGCTTTGAAGACAAAGATTCAACTGGTGAAGGGACTGGAATTAAACTTCCATACATTGTTACCATTGAAATGGGAAATAGACAGATTCTATCGATTAGAAGAAATTATAAAGTAGAAGATCCACAAAAAAATAAAATAGATTATTTTGTTCATTTTAAATTTTTACCTGGATTAGGGTTTTATGGTTTTGGATTAATTCATATGATAGGTGGATTGTCGAGAACGGCAACTACTGCATTACGTCAACTACTTGACGCAGGAACTTTAAGTAATTTACCGGCAGGATTTAAACAAAGAGGAATCCGTGTTAGAGATGAGGCACAAGCTATACAGCCTGGAGAATTCAGAGATGTAGATGCACCTGGAGGAAGTATCAAAGATGCATTTATGCCTTTACCATTTAAAGAGCCATCACAAACTTTATTACAGTTGATGGGTATAGTGGTACAGGCAGGGCAACGATTTGCCGCCATCGCTGACATGCAGGTCGGGGACGGCAACCAACAAGCAGCTGTTGGTACGACTATAGCTCTTTTAGAACGTGGTTCGAGAGTCATGTCAGCCATACATAAGAGATTGTATGTGGCGATGAAGAGCGAATTTAAATTACTAGCGGGAGTATTTAAACAATACTTACCACCCGAATACCCTTACGACGTTGTTGGTGGACAAAGACAAATTAAACAAACAGATTTTGATGACAAGGTAGATATTTTACCTGTTGCAGACCCAAATATTTTTTCTCAATCACAAAGAATTTCAATGGCACAGACAGAATTGCAACTTGCAATGTCAAATCCTAAAATGCACAACCTTTATGAAGCATATAGAGCAATGTATACTGCGATTGGTGTAAAAAATATTGATAAAATTTTACCACCACCGCCTCAACCGACTCCAATGGACCCTGCAACTGAAAATATTTTAGCAATGAGTGGAAAACCGTTCCAAGCTTTCAAAGGACAAGACCATCAAGCGCACATTACGACCCATTTAAACTTTATGGCGACTAATATTGCACGAAATTCACCTCCAGTTATGGCTGCATTAGAAAAAAACATTTTTGAACACATTTCTTTGATGGCACAAGAACAATTAGAAGTAGAATTTAGAGAAGAAATTCAACAATTGATGCAAATGCAACAAATGGTACAGCAAAATCCAATGTTGCAACAAGATCCGCAGTATCAACAACAAATTATTACTATGACCATGAATTTAGAAGCAAGAAAAGCAAAATTAATTGCTGAAATGACCGAAGAATTCAAAAATGAAGAAAATAAAATTATGGGTGAGTTCGGAAACGACCCAATTGCTAAATTAAAAGCAAGAGAACTAGATTTAAGAGCTATGGATGACGAATCTAAACGTGATCTGGGCCAAGAAAAACTTGATTTAGATAAATCTAAACAATTAATGGGCCAAGATCAATTTGATGAGAAATTAGCTCAAAATGAAGAATTAGCTCAACTAAGAGCTGATACATCTTTGCAAAAACAGGCTATGTCACAAGATGCTAAATTACTTAACGATATGATAAAACAAGAAGACGTTAAGATCTTGAAAGGGCCTAGAAGATAGTATATTAAACAAGTAGGAGAAAAATATGTCAAAAGGAAAAACATTTTGGACAAAAAATAACCCAAACTTTATTGGTAAAGTTGTGTCTGACACGCCAAAAGCGGATATGTCAAACACACTTAATGTCAATAGTGATGGTTATGGAAAAGCAGTAGAAGTTAAAGTTCCTAAAGGTGAGCCAGTTGTAAATAAAGTTGGTGGCCAAAGAAGAATGTTAGCTTCGAAAAAGTCTAAAGTAAGTTGGTGGTAGTATGTGGTTTAGTGCTATTAAATTAGCTCTCAACGCAGGTACTCACATCTATAAAAAGCGTCAAGAGACAAAGATGGCTATGGCTGATGCACAGCACATGCACGCCGTTAAAATGTCTCGCGGTGAGGAGGCTTACCAGGGCAAACTTTTAGAATCCCGAGACAAAGATTTTAAGGACGAGGTAGTCCTTGCGATTCTCACACTCCCAATTTTGGTGCTCGCATATGGGGTCTGGTCAGACGATCCGGCAGCCATGGACAAGATAAAAGTGTTCTTCGAGCATTTCCAGGCACTGCCGAGCTGGTTTACAAATTTATGGATCCTTGTCTGCGCCAGCATTTTTGGGATAAAGGGAACACAAATATTTAGGAATGGTAAAGGTAAAAAATAAGGTGGACATTCATTAACAGTTTACATATAAGGATAACACTATGTCGAAAAAATCGAGAAAACGAAATAGAAAAATTTTAGGGCTATTAGCTGCTGGCTTAGGTGCTGCGGCTTTAATGAAAAGAAGAGGAACTGCACAAGGTGTATCTGGAAGTGATAAAGCAAAATTTACTTCTGATGCAGCGTACACAGGTGATGTAACAGGAACAAATTATCCTGGTGCAAATAAAGTAGTCACTTCTCCAGCTAAAGTATCAAATTGGATTTCACCTCGAATGAGAGGACACGGGGATCAATCAGGAGCTGTTGGCCAAAACATAAGAGCTAATTATGCTAAGAACGCAAGAATCAATGCAATCAATACTGCAGAAGGTCCACCAAGTATCGCCAATCCTTACAGGGCACCAGTACGACCAAGAGGAAGACTCAATTCTAATTTCAAATCAGGTGGAAGAGTTACTGGAATTGCAAAACGTGGTTTCGGAAGAGCTTTAAAAAAAGGGAGAAAATAATATGAGACAAAATGGAGTAAGACCAGGAAGAACAAGATTTGCTACAGGTGGCAGAGCTAAAAAACAAATGGGTGGAGTAATGGGCCCAGTGGCTAGAAGAGATGAAAGATCTGGTTACTATCCTTCAGACATGGGAATGGCTGGCGGTGCTATGTACAAAAAAGGTGGCAGTGTTAAAAAACAAGGCTACAAAGATAGAAAAGATGAATCTATCGCTATGGGAATTCGTAAGAAAAGAACTAAGAAACAATTAAGAGCTTCTGCTAACGAATCTTATGGTAAGTTTGGTTCTAAAGCTAAGAAGTCTGGCAAAATCAATAGATAATCATGCTCAATAAAATTATTGCAAAAATAAAAAGTATTTTTACTTTTAAAGTAAGTTGCAATCATTCAAACGGTATTTCTAAAAAAGTTAAGTATTGTGGAGATTGTCTGGTTGTTATAGACGAGAACAATGGCTAAAAATTGGATTCAAAAAGCTGTCAAAAAACCGGGAGCTTTAAGAAAATCTTTAGGTATTAAAAAAGGCAAAAAAATTCCAGCGGCTAAATTAAATGCTGCTGCTAAAAAGGGCGGTAAGTTAGGACAACGTGCAAGACTTGCTCAAACCTTTAAAAAAATGAAACGAGGATAAGCACGCTATG